AGAAGAGGGGTTGATTTCGCAGGGAAAGACGAAATTTGGTATGGTGAAGAATTTAACTGGACTTCAGGTTTCAAAGCACTTATACAGAAAGCAAAGTCAATATATTAGGAGAGCATATAATGGAATGGGCCAAACACCATACCAGATATAAGTAGTATTATTTCATTAAGTATTACTCAGATAATGAGTTTTTGTTTACAATAGATTTCAGATTGTATATATTATATAAGATTTGCAGAGAGGTTATTTTATGAATGGTGAATATGTTTTCATTGGGATAATACAAATAATATAGGCTTTTTTGTTATAGATTCTAATGAATTATAAATTGTAATTGGAGAAATTCGATGTTATGTAAGGATTATCTAAAATTAAAAAAGTTTTCGGGAATAAATTGGGAAAGATCAGAAGATTTTCAACCTGGTGCTAATTGGGATACAGCAGACTGGTTTACTGCAATAATGGGTGAATTAGGTGAAGCTGCAAATTTCGCTAAGAAGATGCGTCGTTTAACAGACGAAGATGGTTTTGTTGAAAGAGAAAATTATGTTGAATATGATAAATTAAAAGGGGAATTGGAAAATGAATTAGCTGATACTTTTTGTTATCTTGATTTATTAGCAACACATCTAGATATTAATTTAGAAAAATCAGTAATTAATAAATGGAATGAAGTTTCACGATGTAAAGATTATCCTATGATTCTGGAGAATTAAATGGTAAACTATATGTTTGAACATCTGATTAAACAATTGAGAGAAATATCCGGTCGCAATGATAAAATGGCCCTTTTAGATAAGGTAAAGGATAATAAAGATATTGTCGAAGCATTCAGAATGTGTTACGATCCTTTTACGGTATTTTATATTTCCAAGGTAAATATAACAACATCTGGTAATAAGAATTTCAAAGATAGTTTTCGAAAATTCAAGACAATTGCTAAACATCTTTGTTCACGTTCAATTACTGGTGATATTGCTAAAGATACAGTGAGAATATTTCTTGAAGAATTGGATGTTGAAACACAGAAAATTTATATCAATATCTTGAACGGAGATATGAAGTGTGGTGTAAATACATCTACTGTTAATAAAGTATTCGGAGATGTTATTAAGAAGTTCAAGGTTCAGTTGGCAGCAAAGTATGATCCAGAGAAAACTTATCATGAGGTCCTTTGGTATGCAACACCTAAACTTGATGGCATAAGAGGATTTTTCCAAGATGGTATTTTATTAGCAAGGAGTGGAAAACCAATTATTGGATTCCCTGAAATTGTAGAGGAACTTACTAATATATGCGAAGATAATGATTTATCGTTTATTGATGGTGAGTTATATTCGCATGATATTCAATTCCAAAAAATTCAGGGATTCGTAATGCGCTCTAAAAATATTAAACCTGAAGAGAAGAAGAAAATTAAATTTAATATATTTGCAATTGGTAGTAAAAAAGGTGAATGGAGAAATACAGAAAAGATGTATGATAGCCTTGCATATCTAGATTGGGAGGATTATACATATGTAACACCTTTAGAATATAAAAAGGTTCCAAATATTAAAGAAAATATTAATGCACTTTGTACAGAATATATAAAACAAGGTTATGAAGGCGCGATGCTTCGATCCGGACAGACAGCATATAAATGGAAGAGAACAGATGATTTACTAAAAGTAAAATTATTCCTTGAGGAAGACTTCAATGTTGTCGGGTTTAATGAAGGTACTGGAAAACATGTTGGAAGACTTGGTGCTGTACGAGTTGAAGGAATAATTGATGGAAAGAGAATTGCTTGTAAAGTTGGGTCTGGATATTCAGATGAAGAAAGAATAGATTTGTGGGGTAAGGAAGCCGAATATGTGGGTAAGAAGATTGAAGTCAAATATCAAGGAATTACCGATAGGGAAGTGGATGGCAATTGGAGCCTTAGATTCCCTGTATTTAATAAGTTCAAATTAGATAGGTAATATAATGATTAAGAAATTTTTGATATATTTAGGATTATTATGTGATCATGAATATGTAAAAGAGAAAAATAAAAAATTTGGTAAATATCATGCTGTAGCACCAAATAAAAAATCTTTTATTAAACCAGAACATTATCCTTATATTGAAAAATTTATATGTAGTAAATGTAATACGTGGTATTTAAAACGGGGACCTTATACTGGTCCCGATATGTCATGGACAGGAGAATTATGATACAAAACAGAAGTTGTGTGGTTAAGAAGAGAATTGAATAGTTTAAATATAGATATATAATGTATTATAATATTTTGAACGGTTAAACAAACAGTCAAAACATGGTTAAACAAAGGAGAACCAAAGAATGGCACTAAATATGGAAGCATTGAAGTCCGCATTAGATAGGCAAGAAAATCCACAATCAGGTGGGGGTGGAGGAAGAAATCCACTTAGATTCTCATTAAATCCTGGCGAGGATGAAGCAAACGCAGTCGTAAGGATTGTTCCTTATGTTCAAATTCCTGAGAATCCTTTTTTGGAATTATATTTCCATTATGGATTACCTGGACAGAATTCAATTCTATGCCCAAGACGAATGGAAGATTTTCCAGGGTTTGTATCAGAGTTTTATGATTGTCCACTTTGTGAATTTGGATTTGAGATTTTAGCTAAGTATCGTGAAAGTGGTGGTGCCACAAATGAATCTGCTAAAACAAGATATAAGCCATATCTTGATGCATTACTACCAAAACTAAGAACACATATTCCTGTAGTAGTTGTATCGGAAAATGGTGTTGATCAAGATCCTGATCAGGCCAAAGTTCAATTTTGGGGTGTTGGTAATGGGGTTTATACAGATATTCTCAAAGCAGCAGTTCATCTTGATGCAAATGGTGTAGATATTACAGATGTAAAGAAGGGTGTATTTTGGGATATTAAGACAACTTCTAAGAAGAAAACAGGAACAAACTTTCCGAAGACAGAAGTTGAAGTTCATAAGGAGGGTCTCGGCCCACAGATTGCACCACTCTTTTCAACAGCAGAAGGAAATCCTGATAATAACAGAATTTCTGCGGTTCTTGATGCACAAGAAACAATTTTCGATCTTTATACAGGAACTCCAAAGAATAAGTTGAATGAATATCTTGAGAAGTTCTGTGCCTCAAATGATACAGAAGAAAGAGAACAGGATACTGGAACAGAAAAGTATGGTAAGAAGGATGATGAACCAATTGATACAACTGAACTTACTGACGATTTTAGCAAATTGTTAGAGAAAGATGATGAGTAGTAAATGACAAAACGTAGGAAGGTTATTGATGAGGAATTTGAAGGTATGAGTTCCTCATCAACTCAACCAAATGATTTTAATGATTTGTTAATTCAATCTCTTAAGGATGATTTAGCAGGATCTGCTTTTACAATTGGTTTGGATGATATAGGCGCAGATGTAACCGAATGGCTTTCTACGGGAAGCACTCGTTTAGATAAATGTATATTTAATAATAAAGATATAGAGGGAGGAATTCCAGTCGGAAGATTGACAGAAATTCATGGTGATCCTTCAACTGGAAAATCTTTATTATCTTATATGATCCTCGCGGACTGCGTAAGAAAAGGTGGAACCGCAGTATTAATAGATACTGAAACATCTGTTAATGAAGATTTCATGAGAATGTTAGGATTGGAACCTAAGAAGAATTTACTATATGTTCCAGTTAATACTGTTGAGGAAGTCTTTGCAACAATTGAAAGTATATTAACAACCATTCAAGATGCCAAGAAGAAAAATAAGATGGTATGTATTGTATGGGATTCTGTTGCGGCAACATCTTCAAGAAAAGAGATGGAAGAAGAAGTTGGAGATATGCAGTATGCTTTAGTCCCAAGATTATTGGGTCAAGGATTGAGAAAAGTAATAAGGCATATTGGAGATAACAGAGTAGCATTAGTATTTCTTAATCAAATGAGAGCAAAAATTGGAATGATATTTGGTGATCCTATGGGAACACCTGGAGGCAATGCTATCCCATTCTTTGCATCAGTAAGAGTAAGATTATATTCTGGTTCTAAGATTAAAGCAAAAGATGGAACAATTATCGGAGTTAGTAATAAGGCAAAAGTAATTAAAACAAGATTTGGGCCACAATTTAGAGATACTACAATAGATATATTCTTTAATCGGGGCTTAGTAGAAGAATATACTTGGATCAAATACCTCACATCAAAGAAATTAGTGAAAATTATTACTAAACAACAATCAGAAATAGAGATAGATGGTGAAACTCATAAATTTAAAAATAAGGATTTTGTAGATTTTATTACAGCACCTGAACAAAAGGAACTACATTCTAAAGTGAAGAAGATGATTATGGAAGATATGTATGTAGAACCTGATCCAAGAAAATTAGATGAAGAAGAATTTGAATATGAAGATTTCGACAGTGATGAACAAAGTATTTAATTAAAAGCTTTTTGTTTATATTTAATATAGTAAGTTTCTTTTTACTATAAAATTAACCGAGTTAGAACGATGAACCAACAGTTATCAAATGCATTTAAAAACCAGCTTGTACAGGATATTGGGTTTACAAAATCTTATAATCCTGTACAAGCTGGTAATGTTACAATCCAGATAACAATTATGTTAGGGAGGCTTTCTAACAACTAAAAATACTAAAAATGTAGTATTTTAAGTCTAGGCCTGCCAACAGTTTATGTTTGGCAGGCCTAATTTGTTACAGACCAACAGTTTAGGATAGCTACTTTTTATGCAGTTTTGGATTACGTTTAGCATACAATTTATTATATTATATAGGTTAGGAAAGATACAACAAACATGATGGCTACTTAGAGGAATGTTATGCGCAATAGATTTTTGAAAAATATCGATTCAGTTGTCCTTAGAGATGGGATCACAGCTGGGTTGAAGGTTATTGATGAATATGAGAATGATAAAAATGATAGAACTGACGAAATAAAATATATCAAAAATATTATTAAGTTAGCTTCTGATGAACTTGAAATTCGAGTAAAAAAATGGAAAGAAATGGTTAAACAAGGAATATAAAATTGTACATTAAATTAGACATAGAATTTGATGATTGGGTAGATAAAGTATATGATATTGTACACAGTGGTAATGATACGGGTATTACAACAGAACATATCGTTGCCGAATTATATGATTCATCTGAACTTCGTATAGCATTTGAAAACGGTGAAGATGCTTATAAAGTGGCAGACCGTTGTTATTCGGCATTGTTCAGTTCAAACTTTGGAATAGGTAGTGGTGAATATGTCTAGAGAAGATCAGGCTGATAATTATCTCGAAGAAGTATTCGAACGATTGGTTAAATATACTGACGAGGGAAAAGCAGAGATACTGATCGAGGTATACGGTGTCGAAACCATTCTTTGTAATGGAAGAAACGGCTGGACCCCGGAGGCCTGCGCTCAGAGCATCGCGAACTACGATGACATGTGGCCGGAAGAGGCAAAAGCAATTGAAATACAGATAAAGTTGGATCAAGAGCGTAGAGATCAGTTGAAGTCCGAAATGAATGTAGGATCCATTTAAGGAGCAGAAAAATGTCACGCACAGTAAGAAGTGAGTTCAGGAATCTTGCACATAAGAATGCCCAAATGGGCAGCGCAGGCCCACACACTTCAAAGAAGTATCGTAGGGAAAATCGTGAAGCAGTTCGCGATGCACTTGCCGAGGAAGAGATTATTGAAGCCACACATATTGAATAATGAAGGGGTCGCTCTCGCGGATAACATAGCGACCAAAAGCCGACACGATATTTCGTGTAGGAATGATAGGACTTAGGGACCTATCTATTACGGTGATACTGGTAGGATGGCACCTGGGAATACGCCGTAACAGTATCAGCGACCCCTCAATCCGGTTTAGCTCAGCTGGCAGAGCTATAAAAAAGGTTTTATACAGTTACATGTTTATATAGAAGTTCCTAGATGGCTCATGGGCAGATCGGAACACTGTTAGTGTTCTGGTTGGGGGTTCGAGTCCCTCTCTAGGAGCCAAAATTTTAATTTAAGAAAGGTTTTATTGCTATGAATTTAGGTAAACAGATTGATCTGTATGATTTACAAGATTATCCAGTCCTTTATCTTTTGGTTAGGACAGATATTGATTCAATGAATCCTGGAAAATTGGCTGCACAATGCGGCCATGCAGTTTCAATGTTTATGCAAAAAGTATTGAATCCTTGTCTAATTGACCTTCAGCCTCAAACCAATTCTGTCAGCTCGACCGCGTCAGGCAAAGTTGATTATAAAATACGGAAAACTTTTAATGAATGGTTTAAGGGAGATCGAGGATTTGGAACAAAAATAACATTAGATATTGATTCAATTGAAAATCTTAATTATATACATGACGAATTAAGTGATGCTGGTTATTTAACCGATTTAGTTCATGATCCTACATATCCTTTAGAGGATGGAGAATTTACACATTTGATTCCGCTTGTAACTTGTGGATATGTGTTTGGTAATAAAATAGAATTGTTAAATCATTTAAATAGTTATCCATTATACAAATGAAGAATTGGAGACATATATGACAATCAGAGCTAAAACAAAACCGAAAGAAATGGTTATTGACTTAACTGGGCCAGATGGTAATGCCTTTAGTTTAATGGGCCAAGCACAAGCTTTTGCTAGACAGTTAGGCTGGGACGCTGAAAAAATTATCAAAGAAATGAAGTCTGGTGATTATGAAAACTTGGTAGAAGTGTTTGACAATTATTTCGGTGATTACGTAGTATTAGAAAGATAGTAAATAAAATTATAGAAAGGTAATTATGTCCAAAACAATTGAACTCACAAAAGATAACTTCCAATCCGAGGTCATCGAAGGGGATATTCCTGTACTTGTGGACTTTTGGGCGACTTGGTGCAGCCCTTGTCGTGCTGTTGCATCGATAATCGATGAATTAGCAATAGAATATGAAGGAAAATTGAAGGTTGGTAAAGTTGATATAGATGTTCAGCAGCAACTTGCTGCAGAATTTGATGTTCGAAGTATCCCAACATTACTCATTTTTAAGGATGGGAAAATGGATGAACAGATTATAGGAGCTGTTCCCAAGAGTAAATTAGTAAACAAACTACAGAATGTCTTGTAACTAAAGGAGTATTATAAGCTGTTGGTCTGCATAGACTTAATCTAAGTTGTTGGCAGGGTTACACTTAGATCAATGCGACAGAGGCGTTCTGGAAGGCAGTATTTTTTTAACTACATTATAACCCGGATAATATATTATTCACTCTCTGACAGTAGTTCTGCTATCCATATATGAAAAATAGGTCCTTTTAGACTACTAATGTCTTTTATACACAATTTATTTTGCAGTTTAGGATTACATCCCTGTTCAGATTGTTTATATTATACATATTACGGATGATACCAAATCATCAAAGGGGATAATATGAAACATTCAAGAAGATGTCCTAAATGTGGAACACACCCATCTAGCCTTAAGTCATATGGCGAATATGGAAGTGCCCTCATTTATACATGTCGTAATAAACATACTTGGGAAAAATCATCTAAGTGGAGATTAGAAAATGAAATATCGTAATATAATGCCAATGTTGCTTGCTGCAGGAATGGCTACAACTTCATGTTCCACAATGCAGAGGATAAATGTTATTCCTACTTATAAGGAAATTGAGATTGGGGCTGAGACTTCAAAAGAAATTGAATCTAAAATAAAAATATATCGTGATACCTTGGTGGTAAATTACATAAAGGATTTGGGTAAGGAAATTGCATCCCATTCACCCAGACAAAATGTGAGATATCAATTCAAGGTTGTTGATACACCTACAATTAATGCTTTTGCAGTTCCCGGAGGATGGCTTTATGTCAACTTAGGATTGATTGCTTTAACTGAATCAGAATCAGAACTAGCTGGTGTAATTGGCCATGAAATTGCTCATGTTGCTAAAAAGCATGGGGCCCGTCAAATGACAACATTTTATGGTCTTTCATTTATGTTTGAACTTGTACAGAATTTGCAAATTAAGGCAAGAAGTATAGTGTCTTGGTTCCTAAATGTAGGAGGAACAATGACTCTCCTAAAATATTCTAGGGATATGGAAACTGAAGCCGACAAGGTTGGTGTAAATATGGTTCATAAAACTGGAATTGATCCGAATGGTATGATTGGATTCTTTGAAAAGATGAAAGCAAAACAAGCAAAGAATCCAGGCTGGGCTGAAAATTTGTTGTCAACTCACCCAACTACAACTTCGCGGATCTCCAGTGTGAACGAAGAAGTAAAGAAGTTTAAAGCAATAAAAATTAAACACAATACACCTAGATATGATAAGGTTAGAAAACATGTCAGGAAGTATTTGGAATTTGATAAAGCTCCGGCCAAATCGAAGAAAAAAGGAAAAATTATCACTGCTATAAATCCTACTGTAAGAATTAAGTAAAGAAAATTATTATGCCTGTTTATTATGATGACAACTTCGGACATTGGGATGATATGGATGATCCTGAAATGCAGAGGTTTTATAAACAGGTTCAAGATGAATCAGTAGAAAAGAGATGTAGAGGTTGTGATAACTTAGTAAGGATCCGTCCTGATTATGCATATTGTAATTCATGTGCAGATAAAATCGAAAGAGGATGGGACATATAAGAAGTATTACAATGATCCGTTGGCATATCGGTTGTGCACCAGACTTTTAATCTGGAGAGCTGGGTTCAATTCCCGGGCGGATCACCAAAATATTATACCTATTCAGGTTCATCATGTGGATGGAAACAAAAATAATAATGCAAGAGAAAATTTTCAGATATTATGCCCCAATTGTCATTCGATGACAGAAACATATATGAAATTTGGAAGACATTGGAAAGGCGTTGGTTCATAACTTAGTGGCAAAGTACCTGGCTTTTAACCAGGTAACCGGGGTTCGATTCCCCGTGAACCTACCAATAATGCCCGCGTGGGGGAATTGGTCTACCCATCGAACTTAAAATTCGACGGCCCATCACAGCCTTGCTGGTTCGAGTCCAGTCGTGGGCACCAAGTATGACCCCGTCGTTCAGCGGTTAGGACACCGGGTTTTCATCCCGGCAACGGGGGTTCGATTCCCCTCGGGGTCACCAATTATAATGCTACGATCCCTTAGTGGTTGATAGGACCAGCCTTGTAAGCTGGTAGGTTAATTACCTCACGTCAGTTCGAATCTGACTCGTAGCTCCACATTAAATTAATTTAGGCTTTATGTTTACGTTTGTGAGTATATTGTTTATATTTATATTGTCAGCAATAATAGAAATTAACCTTTATATAACGCATAAATATTCAGAATAGGAGATTCTATGTCAAATGCAACACAGGTTTCAGTAAGTGCAATAGGCGTAAGAAAACATATTAACTTAGAGACATGTATCCCTGGCCCCAGAGATCCGATGACTCTTGTTCGTGTAATATTATGTGATGAAGATGGAGTTGATACAGAAAAAATTGTTGTAGATCTTGATCAATTGGAAAGGGCAGTTAAATCAATTAGATTGAATAGTTTTTAACTGAGAGATTTAATATTTTCTTGGTTAATCTAAAATTTATGAGGTTACAAATGACAAAAGGTAGATTATATTTAGATGCAGCACAGAATATCGAATTAGAAAATGAAACATCTTATGTCAGAGAAATGGAAATGACATTAGATATGGGTGAAACACCTAGACAAAATGGAGTTGTAATGCAATTCTTTCAGGATTTTTCGGTCTATGGTGTTGATGAAGCCATTGTATATGCAGAAGGATATGAAAAGCAAGGGATGTTCAAGAAAGGAACCATTGCAAAGGTTAAAGATATCAGAAAGAAGTTGCCATCGGTATGAATAAGATGAGGGTTCTTAAAAATAGATATGGTTGTACAGGAAATTTCGTAGCATAATATTTTGGAGGGATAATTTAACGGATAAAATCTCGGTCTTCTAAACCGATAATCGGGGTTCGATTCCCCGTCCCTCTACCACATCTACTGGAGATAATATGAATTGTCGTGCTAAATTACAAAATAGAAAATCAAAATCTTTAAAATTTTCAGAACTACAACTTGAAGGTAGCCCTTTTAATAAAGAAGATATTACAAAAGCATATAAAATATTTAAGAAAGAAAATCCTGAATATAAAGTAGTATCTGTATTGAATACTATGGCTTCTTAATATAGGAATTCAATTCTCTCAAGAACTGCCACTTTACGAGGTAAATAATGAGCAAAGATAATTACATTTCAGCAGCAGTACCTGGAACAAATAATGTTACAATTTGGAAACTAGTTCCTTCTAAAAGAAAACCAAGAGTAAAGAAAGCGACTCCTGTTGCTTCTATTCCTAAAGATAAAAAATATATTTAGTTAGTAATGTTATTAGTTTATATTTTAAGGGTAAAAAATGAAACATAATTATTATACAATGACACAAGATGGTGATTATTGGAATGTATACGGTTGGTCCGTATATGAATCAAGTTCCGTACTTGCCGGTCAACCCTGTAAAATGTTTTTAGAATCTTGTGAAACACCTGAAGAAGTAAAAAAGAAATATCCAGGTGTGACATACTCTGATAGTAGGGTTGAACCTAAAGCATCTGTCGGCCCTGCACCTCCAAATTATTATGCTAGTGATGGTGGATTTTATGATGCTGGCGAATATTGGGATGAAGATGACTATTAAAGAAAGGATCCTAGATGGAGGATAAGGGACTTCAAAAACTTTTAAAAGAATTAAAATCCGAAGGATTAATTGTATTTTATTGGGGTGCAGAAGGAAAACATGATAGTCCTGAGGACGGTGTAGATTATGTTGGTATAGATGAACAACATACAGAATTAGCAAAAGAATGGTCAGAATATCTTGCAAAGATATTATGGGAAGAGTCATATGATAATAATGGAAATTTTATAAGTGATAAAGAAAAATCTTTACATAATTCACCTACGAAATCTGCACTATCAATATTGCATTGGAAATAAGTGATGCAATTTTTATTTTTAGCTTTTTAGGCCAGATGTGAATGCCGGTATCCACGCTACTCTTATAAGGTAGAAATAGCAGGTTCAAATCCTGCCTGGCCCACCAATAAGGTTATATAATTAATGAATTGAAGTTTATAGAAAATATATACATAAATAAGGAAGGTGTCCGGATGGCCCGAGGAAATGCACTTGAAATGCATTACGGCTTAATAGGTCGCTAGGGTTCGAATCCCTAACCTTCCTGCTCAGAATAATGCAAGCCTTCACGTGGCTCTGAGTGATAACTGATTTATTCAGGCTAATTGCATTGAGGTTCAATTAAAAAATATTAGAATAAGTTAGTTTAATAGTCGGCTTATTTTTATTAGAAACATATGTATTCTAATAAATTTATTTTTGGAAAGCAAATATGTCACATGATTTAGAAAAAAATATAAAAAGTGGTGGAATTGGATTCTTTGGTCTTTTAACAGTTTTGTTTATAGGTTTAAAATTAACAAACTATATAAACTGGCCGTGGTATTGGGTATTGGGTCCTTTATGGATTCCAACAGCATTAACTCTTAGTGTTGCCGGAACATTATTTGCAATCGCCGGAATATTGTATGCCGTTGAAGATATTACTTGTCATATCTGGGAACATATAAAGAAAAAGAAATAATGATCGGTATTTTAATAAAGGTTATTAAATGACAGAAGAAGCAACTCGTCCAGAACTTATGCGTGAAGCATTAGGATTTGATGATATTGGTTTAATTGCAGCAGACCAATCAAATATAGCTTCACGAAAACAAGTATATACATACACAAAACTTTCTAAAAATATAACTATAGAGTATCCTATTATATCATCGCCAATGGATACAATATCAGATGTTGATACTTGTATAGCGTTGAATAATATTGGTGCTGCAGGTATTCTTCATAGGTTTATGTCAATTGAAGAACAAGTAGAAAAAGCGGAAAAGATAAATAAAGAAAGTGGAGCAGTCTATGTAGCAATAGGATTAGGTGATTATGAAGAACGTATTAATACATTATTAAAATCATCAGCTGATCCAGATTTATTATTTTTGGATACTGCAAATGGTGCTTCAATTCAAGTAACAGAATTTATGAGATGGTGGAATAATAAGAAGAAATCATTCGCATCGGATTATATATCTCCTGATATGATAATTGGAAATACAATGTCAAAGGCATCTGTTTCAAGAGCTTTTAATTTAGGCGCGGATGGAGTTAGGCACGGAATCGGTATCGGAAGTATGTGTATTACATCAATGCAAACAGGAATTCATTGTCCAGCCGTCACATCATTATATTATGGATGGAAAGCAAAACGCAATTACGAACTGCAACAGGTAGATTCGTTATCCAACAACCCAATGCCATCCTTACTTTGTGACGGAGGAATAAGAAAACCTGCAGATTTGGTTAAAGCAATTATTTCAGGTGCTGATGCAGTAATATGTGGTAATATATTTGCAGGATGCAATGAAACACCAGGTAAAGTTATAATAAAAAAGCCGATTGCAGGTAATCCTGATTCTGGTCCAATTGATAAGTATAAGAAATTCAGAGGTATGGCTTCAGCAGGTGTTGTAGAAGATTACGGTTTAGGTGATGGAACTACAGAAAACAGATTTATTGAAGGTGAAGAAACCCTCGTGCGATGCAACGGAAAATCCGTTGTTGATGTCGTACACGAGTTGAATAATGGTCTTAGAAGTGCAATGTCTTATCTAGATTATGAAAAATTAAAAGATATGAAAGGTACTTTGTGGACCGGTGGTGTTAAGGCAATTAGATTAACAAATTCATCGTATATTGAAGGAACACCACATGGAAAGTAGAGGTATATATGTCTAAAATTCTTTTTACATGTATGGCGCAAAAGAATCATGAATCTACAGAAATGGAAGTTATAGCAAATAATTGTACATGGGATGCAATGAAAGCTTTAGAATCATACTATAAAAATACTTTATGGTTAAATTTCAAGTATAAGAAAGAAGAAACTTAAGAATACGTTTATAGATAGAAATTAGGAGAAGAATGGAGTCATACAGTATATATTCCTCTTTTTTCTATCGTAATTTAATATAGTTTTTATATAGTTATTATATAATTCGAAATGACTAGAGATAGATCGTTCGAGTTACACTGTTCTTGTAGGAATGGGACGACGAGGAATTTAAGGTCTATAGGCATTAACACCTATAGGCCTTTTTTTGTTTAAAAAAGAGGCTCTTTTTGTTTACATAGAGGCGCCAATTGTTTATATTCTAACGACTAAGTAATTATATGGTATATTATATGGCTGGAGGAAAAAGATGACTATATGCTTCTCTGGGACGCGGTTTTATGACCCAATTAGACCTTCAAATGTGATAAAAATTACAGATATGGTAGTAGATACTTGATAAGTATCCTCAATCATTAGTCTTCGGAATACGATAAAATATGCACAGAGGATTGAATGTCCTGTAACAATAACAGAATTGGAGACCATATGGCAGAAATTGTAGAAGTAGATGGTAAAAAGATTGAACGTAGGAAGATTCTCCATATTGACATGTTAAATTTATTCATCAGAAATTTTGCAGTTCAACATGCAACAAATGAACAAGGAGTTGATGTCGGTGGTATTTTTGGATGTCTTCAAAGCTTTAATAAATTCCTTAGAATTCATAAGCCAGATGTAGTTCATGTAGCATGGGAAGGTAAAGGTTCATCTAAGCGTAGAAGAGAAATGCTTGAACAATATAAATCAAGTAGAAAATTTAGTGGATTTAATAAGAAGAAATATAAGGATGATGAAAAAGGTGAGAAGGAATCTTTAATAAGGCAGCTTAATAGGTTAAGAGATTATATTGCAATTTTACCGTTTTATCAAACATCTGTAGATTTCTTGGAAGCAGATGATACTATTGCATATTGTGTAGAACATATCTTTGATGGGCCTGAATGGGAAAATGTTATTATAACTACAGATAGAGATTATTTCCAATTAGTATCAGAAACAACTACAATTCATCGACCAGTAAAAACTAAGAAGTATAAGGATGGTGAAATTGTTACACCTGAATTTGTAATGGATTTTTATGGTATACATCCGGATAATTTACCTATCCTTAAAGCAATCATGGGTGATGCTTCTGATGAGATTGATGGAATAAAAGGTGTTGGGGCAAAAACAGCAATAAAAGATTTTGAAATGCTTGAATCCTTGAAAGATGGAGCTGATATTTATACCATTGATGACATACTTGAGATAGCACAGCATAGGTTCGAAGTTGAAAAGAAGAAGAAATATGCCAAATATTTAGATCATAGAGACCTACTCAAACGTAACTATGAGCTTATGCAACTTCTCATTCCAAACATGTCACTGCAAGCAAGAAGCGTAATTCATAAAACTTTTAAAGATATACCAAAGTTTAAACCCACACAATTCAGATTAATGATTATTGGAGATTCTATTAGTCCCCCAAAGATGTTCACCTGGGCCGAAATGTATATGGATATGAAACCAAAACCTATTATATTAGAAGAAAAAATATAATAAAATATTATATAAGTTTGTGTTTAAGTATGGCGTATTGAAGATTAATAATAAATGGAAATATCATAAATACATACTTTAATTGAGGATAATTAATGTCACAAGAAACATTTCGTAAATTTGGTCATAAATTCGAAGATCGTCTAATTCAGGCCGTTCTTTCAGATGTAGACTTTTTCCAAAAGATATATCCGTTAAGCAAAAAGGAATTTTTTAGTGAAAATCATGGCATAATATGGAATTTAATAACAGACTTTTTTGAAAAATATAAGACGGTTCCTACATATGAAAATCTTGGAGTTACGTTATCTAAATTAAATAATGAAGATATAATAGATTCTTGCAAACTTATAATCTTACACATGCAGAAAGATTTTAAAGTAAAAGAAGTAGAACAAGCTAAAGAAGAAGGTTTTGAATTTCTGGAAGAAAAAGAGATGGAATCAGCAATTTTAGAATGTGCTGTTCATCTTAAAGAAGGTAAGAAAGATATGATCAAGCCAAGAATCGAAAAGGCTATGAAACATATCTATATTTCAGATACTGGCCATGATTATTTTGAAGGATTATCCGATAGAACATCAGAAACAATAAGAAAATCTATCCCTACAGGACTTAAGTTATTAGACGATATTGATTATCTTGATGGGGGACTAGCAGGTGGTGAGATAGGCGTTATGATGGCACCAACTGGTGGTGGTAAATCCTATTGGTTAATGCAAATGGGTTATGGTGCACTGAAGGCAGGATATAATGTAGTCCATTATACATTCGAGCTTTCAGAAATTAATATTGGTAAGAGATACGATGCTAAAATTTCTGGTTTCCCAATCAAGGATATTAGAAATAATGAAAAAGATGTACAAAAGATACTTTCAGAATTTAAAGGTGGCAGATTAATCATCAAAGAATTTCCAACACGAACAGCAAATATTCATAAAATAAAATTTCATATTGATAGATTACAAGCATCGGGTATTCAAGTTGATTTAGTTGTCCTTGATTATGCTGATCTTATGCTGTCAACAAGATCGTATGAACAAAAAACTTGGGAATTAGAAGCAATTTATGAGGAACTTAGAAGTTTCTCAATGGAAACAAAAATCCCAATTTGGACAGCATCACAAACAAATAGAGCAGGATTGGATGAGGATATTATTGGGTTAGATAAGATAGCTGATGCATATTCAAAAGCACAAGTTGCAGATTTTATTGGAACATTCAGTAGAAACAAATATGAGAAGGAAACAAACGGTGGTAAATTCTATATTGCAAAAAATAGAATGGGATTTGATGGCAAGGTTTGGACAACTTATTTTGATCCTGCAAGATCAGTGATTCAGTTAAGTGAACCTGATCAGATTGGGGGAGATTTTATTGTTAATGTAGATAAAGAATTTAAAGATGGAGTTGGAGAATTATGGAGCAAATTCAAAGATAATAAAGGTGTGAATTAATGTCAAGAGACAATTATACAATATCAGTAATATTTTCAAGTGCTGATGAAAGTTTACCTCTTCAGATGCCTAGTACTATAAGGAATGATACTTCATTTGAAAAAGAAAAGCGTAAAGTAAGAACTGTGTTTGGGGAATATTTGAAAAGAAAAAAGCTTAATGAGCACTTAAGAGTTGAACTTTGGTTACATAGAGCTAATGGCATTAGTGAATTACAATATCATCATGGAACTGAAGAAATGTTTAGGGATTAGTTATGATTTTAAGATAAATAATGAGGGAAAATAAATGGCAGTAGATAAGTTGTTAGAATGGTATAATGGTGATAAAATGGCTTCGGATATTCTTAAGGAAAAATATCTTATGAAAGATGAAGAGCTTCCTAATGATATGTGGCGAAGATTAGCAAGTTCAATTGCCAAAGTAGAAAGTGACCCTGACAATAGTAATAGTGATAATGGTGTAGAAGTATATGATATGTGGAATTCAAAATTCTACGAACTTTTAAAAGATTGGAAATTCATACCAGGGGGTAGAATTAATTATGCTGTAGGTAGAGATGAAAAAGTTAGTTGTACAAATTGTTATGTAGTTCCTATCAGAGATACTATAGATTATGAAAGTAATAATGAAATAATTGAAGCTGATTCTATTGAAGGTATATATAACTGGCTTAAAGAATCTGCATTAACATACCGTTCAACAGGTGGTGTTGGTGTAGATATATCTGTTTTAAGGCCAAAAGGAACAAAAGTAAAAAATTCAGGGGGTGAATCTCCTGGTGCTACATCGTTCATGGATTTAATGTCGAGGTCAACGCACACTGTCCATCAAAAACTAAGACGCGGTGCATTGATGATTACAATTAATGTTCATCACCCTGACATATTGAATTTTATAAACATAAAGAAAATCCTTGGTCAAATTAACTATGCAGAAGGTGAAGGAGATGGTTATAATGACCTTTATAAATTGGTAGAATATGCAAATATATCTGTCCTTATAACAGATGAGTTTTTGGAAGCATTAGAAAAAGAAGAAAAATATGAACAAAGATTTCCTGTCGATGTAGAAAAGCCGCAGATCAAGAAAAAAGTTTCTGCAAAAAAGATTTGGAATGCTATTGTTGAAAATGCTCATGCTCATGCTGAGCCAGGTATTCTTTTTATTGATAATCATCGTAGGAATGATAGTTTAGGTTATATTAACCCTACTATTAC